TTTTTGTCTAATTCTTCAGACATGCCACCACCACCACCATTACCACCATTGCCACCGTTACCATTTCCACCACCATTCCTGCCACTCCCATTTGACTTAGAGTGTCCGTTACCGTTGCCATTACCATTTTTCTTAGAATCATCATCTTGTGGTTCTTGTCGCAAATAACCGCGAGCACCGATCACATACCCTTTCGGTATCTTTTTACACTTCTTATCAGTGTAACAATAATATTGTCCTTTTGGGCAAGACTTCGCCATATTATATTGATCGCTATTTCTTATTTATATTTCCTTGCTTGATAATCTTTTGAAGATCTGCAGTGCTACCAATGAATACTGAGTTGTTCACAGTTTTTGGATTAGAACCAGTTGGTTTTTCTAATTCAACCATTTTCTTTTGTAAATCGATAAGTTTATCTGTGGTGTCTGCCACGCTTTTTATTAATTGACCTGCAACTTCATATGCTCTTGGATGCTGTGAATCTTGACATACATCTAGTATACCATTTATTGCTTCCTGACCTTTTTCTACAAGATTATACAATTGTGCTCTACTGTATTCGTAATCTTTTTGAGGATCATCACCCTCATTCTTGACAGGTTTGACTTTGACAGATTTAGTCTCTTTGACTATCTCTGTCTTTACATTCATTGCTTTTTCTAACTCATCAAAGTTTTCCATTATTGGTCAGTGCCCTGACTAGGACTAAAGAATTTAGAATCTTGGAAGAAATCAATATCACTATTGAAACCAAAATCGTCACCGACTTCGATCAATGCATGATCGGCAGCGTTAATAAGATTTATAACATCACCATTACTATGCTTCATTTCAGCAGTTCTATATTGACCTCTAGCAACTATGATTGAGACATTATCTTTCTCTTCAATTCTCATGACTTCAGAGTTAATTTGAATGTATTGCCCTACAACTAAACTTGCTCCACTTGTCACAGTCATGAGAGTCTTACCAACTTCTAATGTTGCAGCAAGAGCGAGAGTTTGATCTTGATTGTAATCCTTTGTAGCGGTAGGTGTGACAACATATCTGACCTCTCTAGGTGCTCTGATAGCAGATGAGTAATCGATTTGAACTTTCTTGATAATACCACCAGTCTCGTCTGTAGGAATTTCGTTGTAAAAATAAGTTTTTGCTGTAAATTCTAGATCATATATGATCGCTCTTCTTGTATTAAAATCATCTTCATATTCATCTTTGAAAGATATATCACTCAATGTAAATGGTATATCTTTTTTCTCGTCATGACCTTCGATCATATTAAGAGTAACATTATATGATGGTTGGAAGAAAGGTAATATTTGTTCTAAAATTTGTAAGGCGTCATCTTGTAATTTTGTAGCAAAACTCAATCTAAATCCTATGTTATAAGGAACAGGCATAAAAACTTTTTTGATTTTATTTTTACTACTATTAGGAACTATACAGAATTTTGTTATAGGTGCAATTTTTCTTGTAGGGTCATATTGATATGAAACAATTTCAAATGATAATCTTGGCAAGGTTATCGCTACATTCTTATTAAAATTTGGTTGCTGTTCTATTCTTGCTAAAAACTTCTGCATAGGTCCATATGCAATAGGGACCTTGATTGTTGATATTACTGCGTCTGTTGTATCATTTGTATGTTTTATTGTAATGTCATTGAAAAGAGTTCCGAAAGCAATTACAGTCTTCCTAATCGTCTCGTTGTAAAAATACTTTCCAAACATTATGCCTCACCAAATGGATTTTTTTCTGTAAAGTCAAGGATAGCATCACCCTCTGATTGGAAACTAACATTGTCTCCGTACGAATCTAGATTTGTCTCATCATCGTTATAGTTGATACTATTTAGACGGTAGGCGATAGTTTCTCCTGTAGTCTTTGCTGTGCCCACAATCAATTCACCAATTGAGAATCTGCCTGTAAGATCTTTTGCAGTGAGAGTATTTGTTGTAGCATCCCAACTTGTTGCATATGCAGTCGTTGAAGTTGCACTACCAGTAAGAATCATACCATACTTGAATGTTCCTACTCCGACTGTTCCTGCTGCACCAACACTTACTGTAGGTGCTACTGTATAACCATATCCTGCATTTGTTGTGACGATTCTATCTACTACTCCATTTACAAGTATTGCAGTTCCTATGGCAGTCACCCCTCCTGAAGGTGCTGATGTGAAGGTGATTGGAGGAGGAAGAATATAATCTAATCCTCCGACTGTTACGGTTACAATACCAACCGCACCTGTTGTCGCAATTCCAACTCCTAGTGATACTCCTCCACCTTGTCCATCTACAGGGGTGACTGTGATACTTGGAGCAGTTGTATATCCAAAACCGGGATCTGTGATCCTAAACTCTTGCAGGGATCTAGAACCCTGTGAATTTGAAGTGGTAATAGCAACAGCAGTTGCTCTTCTACCAGTGCCATTAGGTTTAGAGAAGAGAACTGTAGGATCTGCTGTAAATCCTGTTCCCTCGTTGAATATATTAATTTTATGAATTCCACCATTCACTAATGATGTTATTGCTGTTGCGGTTGCACCGACACCAGACAATGACATCGTTACATTATATCCTAATGTAGCAAAATCATTATCAATCTCACCAATACCTGTTTCAATTTTTTCATCGCCAAGTTCAAACATCTCACACTCTAGAACATAGCAATAGTTTTTACCTAAAGCATAAAATGTAGGTGCAGTATGTTTTACATGTTTGATTTCAAATATTATATCTCCGAGTGGAAAATATATTAGATCTCCTTCAAGGGGTCTTACAGGAACTTCAATTCCAAGTCCTCCCTCTCTTTGTAAAACGGGAGTAATCAACTCAGCAAATCTCGCTTGAGATATAGTGATCTGCATCTCTGCTGTAGATCTGACTCCAAATTTTGTAAGTAAATTATATTGATCTCCAAATCCTTCATAGTTTTCAATGTATCCCTCAAGTGGGAATGATTTTTCAAACTTTGATGAGGAGACTTCTCTCATCACAGTTTTTGTATTCACAAAGGTACGTGGCATATAGATAAACTCTATACCATGAATTTTTATATGCTCATCAATTAAAGACTGAGCAAGATCCTGCTCATTTCTCGCACCGGTAAGACCAATATAATTATTGAGTGCCATTATCCAATAAAATCAAGTGGAGGTAATTCGTAATCCATATTCATACGAGACTCCAACTTTTCTAGTTCTGCTGTGCCATCTTCCCATATCTGTCTACCATTAAGTTCCATACCACCCGGCATTTTGACACCTTGAAACTTCATGAGGTTTTGTCCCCATTGTCTCTTCAATAGAGCAGTAAAATATCTTCTAAAGAAAAGATCACCATATACTCTGTTTCCTACCTCACTAGGATCTAATGCTCTATAACATTGAATGATTAGATAATCATCAACTTTCAAACTGCTTTGATCTGTATCAAGATATATTCTATTACGTCTTCTATTATATCTTATTTGTTTATCTGGATGCAATATGAAATTAAGGTCTTCTAGATACCTCTTAGTCATTGTATAGTTCAACACTTCAGTGCTACTAAAATAATATATCTCATTCAAAAATAATTGATAGTTGACACTAAACATGTTAGTGCTGATCGCACGACTATCAATCTTCCATATCTTTTCTACACCAATGATATGATCAGGTACAGCAATCCAATTTGAGTCTTCTTCAAACTTATGCTGAACAGTGCTTCCAATACCAACAATGGTCTGATCTCTTGATGTAGTTGTAACAATACCCACTCCATTATCGTCATTTCTTCCACCAACTCTCTTAATTAAATCTTCTGTAATTTTATGTTTTAGATATACTTTCTCAACACCATCCATGTGTCTATTTTGAAAGTATGATACAGTATCTTCTAAAACTGATTCTAATTGCTCATCAGCAACATTAACTTCCACGACAGGATGACCCAACTGTCTCAAAGCATAGAGAAAAAATTCCTCTTTGTAATTGAGCATATCATCGGTTCTTTCTTCAGTGGTTAGATGTCCTGCCATATACTTTTTAGTTATTTAGTTAGTCAAACCTAACAAGATCTATCTCATCTCCTGCAGTTGCACCAGTAACCAAAGTTACTGAAGAACCAGATTTGCTAAAATCTGTAGTCGGTCTGATTTTTATACCATTAACAAAAACTTGAATATATGTCGGTAATGTACTTGTATCTGTAAAAACTGTTTGACCTTGTGTGGCAGTAAATGTTTTTTCAGTTGGTACAACTCCACCAGAAGCACCAGAACCAAATTCTAAATTTCCATCTGAAGCAACTTTTAGAACTAAACCTTCTGATCCTACGGTAGTCGGAAAATCATAATTACCAACTGTCAATCCATCAGTAACCGTTGTACCATTTACATTTACCCCTGTTGTTAATGTCGATAATTTAATATTACTAGAATTTGACCCATGATGAAGAATAACTTGTCCACTAGTTCCCGGTTTCAAAACAATATCATCTATCAATCCAGTATTATGTTGACCTATTTGTATAGAATTATCAGCACTTTCATGTCCAATAATATTTCTCAGGTATCCGTTATAATCAACATATAACTTCTTGTCTAAATCCATAACGAATCCGACATCTGTTTTAGTGTCCTGTGTTCCTCTATATGTGCCACCTGTAGAATGATGTGTAAGTGAGGTAGAAACACCTGTTACATTTAATGTACCAATAACCTCTGCTCCTGAACTTGTTGTTTGGAGTCTGATAGTACCATTATGCCTAAACTGGCAAGCACCACCATTAGTGAACTGTGCCATTGTTTGTTGATTAGTGCTATCATAAACATTCATGTAGGCACCATTAGTTTGTAGAGATAAAACTCCACCTCCCTGTTCTCTTATAATTGAATTACCGTTTGATTCTTGATGAAATATAAGAAGATCTTGACTATCTCCCATTCTTATTTTTACATCATCATCAAAATCTGCATTTGAAGCATCAAGTTTTACACCACCACTAAAAGTTGAAACAGCAGAGATGTTTACATTACCAGAAAAAGTTGAAACACCAGATACTCCTAAGTCATCAGTTATATTAACTCCCGAACTTGAAGTTTTGAGACGCAAGGTATTATCATGATATAATTCAGATGGTCCATTCTGTACAAATCTAGCACATGTTTCACTAAAAGTAGGATTACCGATTACTGTTCTACTAGAACCTAAACGTAAATCACCTGTTCCTTCATCAGTTATCTCAGAATGACTACCCGTATGTCTGATACGCATATCATCAGATGTACCTAACAATATACTCTTATTATCATCTCCTATTATTATTCCATTATGAGCACGAACTGATTTGAAAAATGTAGCGATACCAGTAACCAATACATCACCACTATATGAAACACCTGCACCCACACCATTCGGTTCATTCCATGGGTTGATAGTATGAGTTGTTGTAGCAATACCTACAGAGAACTGATCTTTTAATATATAAACTTTTCCGTCGTATGAGTTTACTGCTAACTCACCACGTTCTAATTGTGTTACTGCCGGTACTTTTCCTTCAA